TTAGTTGCTGTAAATGGAAAAATACAACATAAAATTCTAGGCATTCATGTTTGTGGTGCATTTGGGGTTGGTTATTCAACTCCAATTAATGCATCACAGATTAAGAAAGCTTTAGAATTTTTCCCAAAAGAGGCACAAATCATGTTAGATTTGTCTCCACTTGTCAAGACTTATGAAACTAGAGATAAGGCGAATATTCCCAATGGAAATTTTACATACATTGGGAAGTCTATTTGTCCTGTTATAGGGGCAGCTAAGACTCAAATTCGTCCATCTCTTGTTCATGGAAAAACCGGAACACCAAAGACAGCACCTTCTAAATTGAGACCTTTTATCAATGATGAATCACAGGTTATTAACCCTATGATGCAAGCATTGATGAAAGCTAGTCCAATGAATGAAGATGTTAACGAGGATTTTCTTGATGCAGCCATTAATAATGTTTGTAGCGTTGTTAATGGAAGTATCAAGGAAAAATACCGTATTGTATTGACTAATATGCAAGCGGTAATGGGTGTTGAGGATGAAGTTTACTTGACACCCATCAGAAGACAAACTTCAGCTGGATTTCCATGGGTACTCAAAAGGTAAGGAGTTGGTAAGAGCCAATGGCTTGGCACTGATCAACTCTATAAGTTGGATGCGGAAGTTGAAGAGGCTATGGAAAAAAGAATTTCTATGGCATTGAATAATGAACGCTATCCAACTGTTTGGATTGATACCCTCAAGGATGAAAGAAGACCACTTGATAAAGTGGCAATTGGGAAAACACGTGTGTTTTCTGCTGGTCCAATGGATTATACACTGGTATTTCGTAAATACTTTCTGGGTTTTGCTGCACATTGTGCCGAAAACAGAAATTATAATGAAATATCAGTAGGAACAAACGTATATTCCTCGGACTGGGAGACTATTGCACTTCTCATGACTACAAAAGGAAAGAAAGTTATTGCAGGTGATTTCACGAATTTTGATGGAACATTGGTTCTTCGGATCTTAGAGCGTATTCTTGACATCATTTTAGATTTTTATAATGATGGTGAGAATAATGCTCAGATTAGAAGAATTTTATGGAAAGAAATCATAAATTCGGTTCACCTTTGCAATGATGACATTTACTTATGGACTCATTCCCAACCTTCTGGTTGTGCTATCACTGCAATCTTAAACTCACTATATAATTCAGTGAGTATGAGGTATGCATGGATGTACTTATCAGATCGAGAGAAGAAAAGGACACTTCATTCAATGAAGTCATTCCAAGAAAACGTTGCCA